GTCGTCAAATTCGGGCCGTACTTCAATGTTGAAGGTTCCACCGGGCTGAAGGGTCAACTTCTTCCCGTGAATCACTACAGCGGCAATCTGGGTCAATTGACAACCATGCGGGTTAATACCAGTAGTCTCTAGATCGTACACGACATAATCGCGATATGTATTGAGTGCCATTATTTATCCTTCAATTCTAAAAATTTTGCAATTGCTTCATTTAGGTCATAATATATTTGCGAGAATTTATTGCTATGGACTTGATAGATCCCATTCTTTTTTCCGCGATACCAAGGAACATGATTCCTTAAGTCACACAAAGAAATATCCTTATAGTCAATATCATTACCATCTCTAATAACTGTTGCGTAATCTAAAAATTTATCATTCATGTGTAATTTCCATAATTTTATCCAAAAGATTAACCCCAAGGACATCAAACTTTGTTAGTCCCACTTTGTCTAAGTCATGCATTTCAAACCCCACAATTGGATTACCTTCTCTATCCTTAATCAATGGAGCATCGTTAATTAGATCATCATTAGAAATAATTACTCCAGCAGGGTGTTTGCCTTGACTTTTATAAGTTCCTTCTATTCTTATAGCAAGATCAAACATATCTGACAACTCTCCACTTAAATTTCCATCCTTATCTAGTTTGCACCACTTCTCCAGCTTATCGGGTTTATTCTCAAGAGTCCAAAGAATAACAGATTTAATATCCATTTCTTCTAGTTCGTCAGATATACTAGCTTCTTGAGGCAAACTTTCAGTGATCTCATTCAATTCGGAAAAAGATAAGTCAGCATAGATACGGGCAACTTCTTTAATTACTGATCGCCCCTGAAGACGACCGAATGTAATCATTTGAAATACTCGACTATAACCATACTTATTTTTAAGATAATCAATAATCTGATCTCTGTACTGAGATGGAACGTCCATATCAATATCCGGTAATGAGATGTTGTCTTTGCTAAATCGTCCTGAGTTCAGGAAGCGAGAGAATAATAAGTCATATTTTACTGGATCAATTTCTGTAATGCCTAATAGATAAGATACTAAACATCCACCAGCAGATCCTCTTCCCGGCCCCGGCAACCAACCATTATTTCTAACATATGCAATAATATCTTGCACAATTAAAAAGTACCCCGCAAGACCAAATCCATTAATAATGGATAGTTCATACTTTACACGATCTGCATACTCATTACGTTTATCACCTTTTAAATGTGATAATTTCTTCTTCCATCCATCTCTACAAAGTTGAGTAATGTACTCTTCTTCGGTTTGACCTTGACAATCTACTTTAGGAAGTTTAGGCTTGGAGAATATAGTATAGTCTTGGAGTTCAGAAATTAACTGCTCATTTGCAAAATGTTGCGTTTTAGTAGGTATAATTTTATGTGTTGGATGAAAGAAATAATGATCAGATTCAAAGAACTTTTTATATTCTCCCATGTCAATATCTTTGGCTTTTTTCAAAGTCGTTTTAAAACCTGAGCATAAAGAAATTCTATGTAAGATAGCATCTCTTTGATCTGCATAATATACACTCATAAGAGCGAGTTCATCCCCCTTATAAAATTGCAGATCTTTATTATCATAAATGATATCTTCTCCAGATACTAGCCTAATAAGAATCTTATATCCAAATAATGATTTTACAATATAGTAACCACCATCAGCCTTCCAGCCAATGATGGGAACTATACCTTCTTTTTTCATACAGCTAAAGAATTCAACTACACCACTCAATGAGTTATCAGCAAGCAAACAATGAGTATAGCCAAGTTCTTTGCACTTTTTAGCTGCCTCATCTGGCTTGATGAAGCCTTTTAATAACGAATAATGAGTTGTAATACTAGGAATTAACATTTATTTTCCTTGCTGAATGCTTCCGGGATCTTGATATTTTCCAATAACGAAACCCGACTTAGAACATGTAGCCACAGTCTTTTCCATACCAATAGTATAGAGTTGCTGTTCTACGTGGTGACACATGGTCTTATCGGTTCCGGGCCAATTGGTTTTGTAAAAATGACATAGCTTTTCGCATTTGAAATTCTTACGGTCTCGTGAGATTGGCTTGGGCGTTTGATTCATTGTAATCTCCTTAAACATTTTTTCAAGTGTCTTAAGGAAATTTTTATCATCATCTTCATCAAATGCAAGAGTGAAAGGTCCACCATCCCTACAAAAGAATATTGTCATCAATGCATATCTGTGTTGAGGATATAGTTTACTCACTGCGTAATGATATAATAGCAGTTGCATATCTTGCATCAGCTTGGCATAATCTTTCTTCTCTCCGGTCGCCCAGTCAAGCCTCTGTCCAGTTTTCCAGTCGATTACCTCAATTGTACCATCTGGGAGTTCAGTGACAAGATCAATTGTTCCTTTTATGGCAAGATTTCCTGAAATTTCTTTTCCGTCTGGACCCGTGAAACTAAATTTAGCCCAAGGCTCTTTAATTGGAATATCAAAGTGAGGTTCTGTATCAATAACTTTACGATTACGAGGGTCAAATTGTCCCTTATTATATGCAAGGGTGTCCCATACCATTTTATAGCAGAATTCATAATCCTTCTGATTGAATTCATTATGAGTACAGTGTTTTTTATAATAGTCAAAACTTCTACCAAGAATATAGTTTACAAACTCATCAGTAAATAATTCTTCTTCAGTAAAAGAAAAGTCACCCAATGGCTCTTGAGTGACTTTCATTTTTCCTCTTTTATTAAACTGTGTTCTCTTTTTACATATTGCTAATGTTTCAAATACAGCGTGAGTTATTGTACCCATGTCCGCACGTTTCCCTGATGGGGATTGCCACCCCAAAACGTATTGAAAAAAATAACTCATTTGGCAATACTTCCATTGGTTCAGGGAGGACGACCGAAAATACGTGATGATCAAAATTCTCTCCTATTATTAACTACCAATTTACAAAATTGTATAAATTCTTCTTGGCTAAGATCCCATTTCATAGCATTTATTTTTTTAGGAACTTTTGATCATTATTTAATTGACATTGTACTTGGTTTTCTTGCAGGCTTTTCCATTGATGGTATATCTGTTTTTACATCAAACCAGCCCCATCCACTAATAATTTCAATTAGTTTTTGACATGATTCTTCAATCCCAAGATTTTGAGTATCTATAACAGCGTCAAATCCATCATAATTATCTAGAGCTAACTCGCTTGAATGATAATCTTCACCTTCAATTGTTCTAGTTAATCTAATAACTTTACCACCTGCATTTTGAACTGCCTTGACTTCATTCTCAAATCTAGCATCTGAGATAATTGCCAAATTTGATTCTTCAGCAAGAATGTCTTTAATAGTTCTATCTGTCCATATGTCTGGATACATTTTTCTACATAGATCAGTTCCAAAATATTGCATGAATTCTCTACCAGTCATAAATCCAGATTTACCTTTGATCTTAACTGGCATATCTTCCCACTTGTATTGAGTTGGTGTATTTTTTTGTTCGTCTGTTCCATAAACAGATTCGCGAGGAATATTAAATAGCCCAATTGCAATTTCCTTTAATGCGGTTGCAAATGCATAATGTTTAACAAAAGGCCAAATATTATCCATCGCCCAAACTGCAAATTCAATATCTAATCGCGTTACATCTATTCTGCCCTTGCCCTTAGAAATCTTTCCATTTTCTTCTCTGATACTGGTTTCAACTACAATATCACCTGTATCTGCAATTTCAAAAGCATCAATCAAATTATATGATTTTAATTGATACCCATGAATAAAATTACAAAGAGTATTCTTACCACTTTGCTTTTTTCCAGAAAATGCTAAAATTTGAGTCATTAAAATAATCCCTTCATCTGAGGTTTGAGTTCTGTTTCAATTTCTTCAATAGTCATTTCACCAATGTCTTTTTTAGATATGATTGGCCTGAAATAATTAAATCTTCTTCCACCTTTATTTATAATTCCCTGTGCAGCTTTTTCTCCAGCCTCATCTGTATCTGTTAATATAATAACATTCATTACTCCAAGTTTTTCAAGTGCGATCAACTGATCTTCACTCAAATCAGCACCGAAGATTCCTGCACAATTTTTTATACCAGCTTCATATAATCTCCAAACATCTCCTTGTCCTTCCACCAGAACTATAGATGAAGTTTTTTGTATATGAGATTTAGTTATCCAAAGTCCATATAAATAGAAAGATTTCTTAAATCCTTTGCTATTGAGCCATTTATACTTTTTATCATTATCGTCTAGACTTCTACCGACACATCCAATATAATTATAGCTTTCATCGTATATAGGAACCACTGCCCGATTATACATTTGCCTATGAGGATTATAGCATTCGCCAACGTCAAAAGCAATTAAGGTTTCTGGTAAATATCCACGACCGATAAAATATTTTGATGGGATTTCTAGTGAGCTAACTATCTGGTCTCTTGATATACCCAAAGATACCTTTTCTGGTTCTCTGGTCAAAACTTCCATTAACTTATTATTGTTATAAATAGTTTCAGAAATCTTCTCTTCTTCAATATCTATAAGCTTTTTATTTAAGAATGATAAACAATAATTAATAGCAGAATAGAATGTTGCTTCTTTCCCCTGTTTTTGGGATAGCACACCCTTTACAAATCCAATAATGTTCTTTCCATGATCTCTTTCGCATCCATGTGTCCAGCAAACCCAGTTTCCTTTTGATTTATTGCCATCCGTAAATATGCAAGCCCCTTCACAGTTGTCTCCCCCGTGAACGGGACATGCAAAAGCAATTCTATTCTCAAATTCATTATATTCAATTTTCAAAGATTCTAATAGAGATGGTAATTTATTTGATAGCTCATTGCATATCGAATAGATTTTCTCCCGACTGATCTTCTCGTTCTTCGAATGGCGGTTCATCGTTTTGTTGGACATTATTAGCTGCTCCACTCTTTAATTCATTTCTTGTAAACCATTCAGTCAATTTAGCCGTTGAGCCATTCATTTTTATATTTATATAGTCACCTTGATCAAGTCCAGAACCGTGACGATTTTTGAGAAATACAATTTTACGATTGCCATGTTGATCACCGTCATCTGCAATCTCTTCATCACTTTTAACTTGAAATTTAGCCACTGTGGTTGCAAGCCATTGTAATCTATCAGATTGGGCAATTTCTTCTTCTCTATTCAATTGTACAAAAGAAAGGCATGGAACATCATACTTAATACAAAAATCGTTCATCTTAGTAATTTGAAATCCAAGAGCCTGATATTCCTGCATTGCAGCAGATAATCCAGCACTACTCATTAATTTGAAGTAGTCATAAATAATTAAACAATCTTTCGTTTTTCCATTCCCGTCTACTCCAACATGTTGATGAATCCATTTCTTCATGATATTTAGAATATTATCAAATGGTTGACCGGCAATTGACATATAGTGATAAGGTATATCTTTCAAGTAATTAGCTGCTCGCATGACGCTTTCTTTTGACATAAAGCTATTTGCAAACTTACCCTTAGCAATATCATTAATTTTAATACCACTAATATTTGCCAACATACGATTTCTCTGATCTTCAATATCCATTTCGGTATCAAGATAAAGAGTTGGTATATATAATTTACCTGCTGTATGCAATGCAACATTTGTAGAAATAACGCTTTTGCCAACGCCTGTTCTAGCCCCAATTAAGCATATGGATTTTCGTCGAACTCCTCCTCCAATAGCTTCATCGAAACGATTAAGGCCGGTAGGAATCCCAAGATAGTCAACAGGATTATCAATAAGGTATTGAACATACTCATCAATTTTATCTCCAACTAACATTGTTTGATTGCTATGATCTTTATATGCCGCTGAAGTAATCTCAATAATTGGATTCTCGACTAATCCAATAATCTCTTCAATTCCCTCATCGCCTGTAATTTTATTTAATGCTTTATCACAACTTGCGATTGTTTTTTTCATATCTCTAGCAAGTTTTAACTTAGCTAACTTGGCTGCAAATTTAGGCACATTATCTTTATTGATTGGAAAATTAAATAACGACCGAATGAATCCCATTTCGGTCGTCTTATTAATTAACTCATAAACTCCTAATTTTTGAGCAGTGGAAAATATAGTTAAATATTCGATATTTTGATTATTAGCAATAATATCTTGGATACAACTATATATAACTTGATTTAATTCATGTGCAAAATAATCAGCATCAATAAAATCTAGCTCTACGTAAACTTCCAAGCCGTACTGGCAAATGCCCGCAAGTACAGCACGTTCAACGGGTAAATTTTCAAGTACAGCTTGGCTCATTTTACTTTACTCCATAAAATCTCTTAATAAATCCGGGCAACTTGTCTAGTTCTGCTTTAAATGCAGCTTGGAAAGAATTAACCAAATCTTTGATATTCTTTTCTGCTTCATAAGCAATTTGCAATGTTTCTTTAACTGTTGCTTTTGCCTGATCTAATTGAACAACTAAAGCCTGATATTCGGCCTGTGCCTTCTTATATTCATCTTCGATATTCTTTAAAGCGGCTTCAATGGCTTCCACTTTTTTTTGCATATCTTCAACATTAACTGCTGCCATAACAGGAATAGTTGCTATTTCTGGGGCGGGAGCGGGGCCATCGCCATATACTTTTTTCGACATTTTAATTTCCCTTTCCGTATAACTTCTTAACAATTCGTGGAAGTTTATTATAAGATTCTACGATCTTATCAGCTTGATCTTGTGTTAATTGACGATTTTCTTCAGCAAGTTTCTTTTCTGCAATAAGTTTGTTGTTCGCTTCAAGTAAAATCTTATTAGACTTTTGCAAATCTTCAGAATATGCATGTAATTCTGCAAGCTGCATCTCATATTCAAGCACTTGCTTATCAAGCTCAGCAACTTGATTCTTTAGAGAAGGCGTATCTGCATCTCCATATTGACGGGCGTTTAATTCATAAACATGAATTGTTTCGAGTTGATCGACCGCAGCTCTAATTGCTTCAAATTGATTGTAAGCATTCAATGGATTTTTTTCTGACATTTTAATTCTCCTTAAGGGTAAATTCTATAGATTGGGTATGGGTAATATACAGGTTGATATACTGGAACCTGCAATGGTACATAAACAGGTCGTGGAACTACAATATACTGGGGTTGTTGAACCACATATTGGACTACTATTGGTTGCGGCTGTTGAACCACAATTTGTTGTGGAATATATGGGTTAACTACAAAAAGTTGACCCAGTGTTGACATTGCTAAAAAAGCTAAAGCATTCATATTTCACCTCTATTTTTTCCTACTAAAATACAAAAATCAATAAAATCCTGATCGGACAAAACGCCCTTCATCATATTTACTTTTTTATGTACCCATTGTACATTTCCTTCAATATATCCGTTTCTGGAATCTATTCTATCTATTGAGGCATTGTAAGTAAATTGTGTTTTCTTTGTGGGCATAAATAATTCTAAACCTGTATAAACACACTTTCTATCTTGTTGTACATATATATCCCACAACTTTTGATTGGAGATATCATATTCAATATTTCTATCCATAGCTCCATTTATGAATTTTTGTATAAACCAATCTGGCATATCTTCAAATTCTTTAACAAATTTAGGATGTTGTTCACTATCACTACACCCACATGAAGGAGTATTTTTAATTCTGGAAGATCTGATTGTAAATATTTTACCACAATCACATTGAGCATTCCACATTTTTTCGCCAGCATCAAATGTTTTACTTAGATTCAATATGGTATAATTATCATATCTATTTCCATCTAAAGGCTTAGATACTGATTTCTTCTTTCCATAATCAATTCCATTTTGATTGCAATATCTTTGGATTACGCAATGTCGATATCCTTTTTCTTTTGCAATATCTGTGATGCTTTTTCCACTCTTTATAAGAGTTTCAACATCTTGCAAATTATCTCTTGACTTAACTCTATTGCTACCTCGTCGCATTTAAAAAATCCTCCGCAAAAAGAAGGCCATTCATGAAACTCTCTACAGAATTTTTACTGCGTGATATTGCAACTTGATATTGAATATTGTCATATTCTATTGGCATAATCCATGCATTATCATCTATTCTTTCATAGAACTCTGGAGCTGACTGCTCTACTATATCATACAGCTCAGTCGGCAAGTTGTCAAGAATAATTCTTCCATCTTTTTTAGAAAAGACTTGTATATAGCTTTTATTTTCCATTATTGTCCTACTGGCACAGGTATGCCAAAAAAGAAATGTCCGGCTAGAAATCCTACAAAAAACCCAAAGAAGAATGGGACTATGGGCCATTTTCGACTAACGCTGAAAACGACCCAACTAATCGTAGCCTTTCCTTTTATTACTGCATATACATCATAGCTTATTAAAGCAAAAAATGTAACTATTAGCCAGACAAAGGTAATACTAAATATTATTTCTGTCATTAATATCTCCAATTTTACTGCTTGTTAAAATATTAAATAATACACAGAAATAAAATCCCATGAAAATTATAAATCCATAAACGAACGTATCACTCCATGTCATTGACCAGAACTCCCAAAACCGCTATCTCCGCGAGAAGTGTTGTCTAAATCATCAACTTCCGTAGGAGTAAAATCTGGTGCATGTTGAATAATCATTTGAGCAATTTTATCACCCGGAGCAAAAGTTTGATATCCATTACTTTCATTAATTAGCAAAACTTTAACTTCTCCCCTATATGGTGAATCGACTACACCCGCTAATGTATCAATACCTTTCTTTACTGCATGACCAGATCTGGGCCAAATTAGTCCAACAAATCCTTTCGGAATAGCCATAGATATTCCTGTAGAGAACAACTTTCGTTCACCCGGAGCTAAAGTGACAACTTCTTTCTCATCACAATAAAGATCTAATCCAGCATCAAATAAATTAGCCTTATCGGGCAACACAGAGGTTTTAGTTAGTCTCTTAACTGGTAATTCGTAACTTAGATATGCGCTCATACTTTTCCTTTCAATAAACAAGATTCACAACGATAAAAATCTCTAGCATAAAGTGGCAATACTTTTTCCACTTTGCCACAGACTTCACAAGTTTGATTAATTTTAGTAGCTTCTACTGATTTTCTGCTACGTTCAGTTGGTTGAACTTTTGGTGTTAGTATATCCTTATGTTCACTTCCATCATCTGCATATTTATTTTCTCTTGGACCAATATATATTGCTTGTCTTTTGTTGCTTTTATCAACTACGTTTGATCCAGTTTTTGACATGGTAAATTGTTCCATATCAAATCTTCCAGTCGTACTCATAGGAATTATAGGTTTTTTTACTTCCGGAGAAGATGCGACAGGTGTTACTGTATCTGCTTCTACTCCATAAGCATCCAACATTTCCAATCCCATTCTAATTAATTCGGGATCATTTAATGTTTTTCCTTTTGCTATAATTCTCTTTGCCTGTTCTTTAAGATCGTTCATACGATTTACTCCTAGCGATATTTTCCAAAACTTTTATTGCATGCTCAAGACCTTTGACTGTAGCTTCACCCGCTAATATTCTAGCATCAGCAGTAGTTTTAAGCATCTGTAATTTCAAACCAGATTTACTATTTCTGATTGCGGAGTGATATTTCTCTTCCCATTTAGCATATTGGTCATGCTTTTGTCCGGTAACTATATACCAAATCCCCTGCTCAGTCCATTGTTTTACAGCTTTTTCTCTAGCTAAAACTGAGTTAGTATAAACAATATACTTATTAAGTGTAAATATAGCAGCTTGGCAATCAATATTGGATAGTTTTTTAATATCGTCTTCTGTGAGATGCATGATCTGGCCTACTCTTTGGGCCAACTCAAAAGAGTCATCAATTCCATAATTGATATTGTGACCAGAGATCCACTCATCAATATTTTTATGGAAGTTTGTAATCTTTATATCTATGTCTTCCATATTTTATGCCTCCAGTCTTCGATAGACTCATTATGAAAAAGCTCAATCAGTTCAAAATTATTTAGTTCACACCAATGTTTCTTATCTCTATCTCTTGCCTGAGCTTTATAGAATTCCATTTTATTCTTAAAAAAGAAATTATTAAACTCAGTATGCTGCTGTCCATGAACTTCAATAATAATAGATCTCACAGGAATAAAAAAGTCAGCTTTTAAAACTGACTTTCTATTATCTGTTTTTGTTCCCGGCAAGACAAGCTCCTCAAGAATTCTATCATTTGGATATTTCTCTTTAAGAAGATATTTAGCTTTATTATGAAGTTCCGACCTTTTTTCAGTATCTACAATGTTATTACTAGGAATCCATGAGTATTCTTTTCCATCAAGTCCAATAATAATCAATATAGCATTTCCTTTACTTTTGATTCCAACAGCGCATAGAATTCTTTATTTTCAGAAAGGTAATTATAGACCTTTTCTTGTCCTTGTAATTTAACCTTTTCAGATTCAATAAAATCAAGATTATACCATGATCCAGCCACTGAGATTAGTCCAAGATCAATAGCAATCATGATAATTTCTTGAACTTTGTCAATTCCATGACCGAATCGAATCCAACTTTCGCATGTCTTATATGGAGACCCAATTGAAGAACACAACACATCCCATGTAACTTTAAGCCCAATAACATTCTTATTATCTTTGCTAGAGCTTGCGGATTCCCACGGCGTGACGCTTTTAACTTCCATACGTGTATCTGCTTGGAATTGGATCTTAACGCCACCATCGGCCATTTTTGACTTGCCATAGCCACTTGTATTGGTAATCATGTGAGTAATCATAATGACCAAACATTTTTGATTAGGAACTGTTTGTCCTAATTTCTTAACAAAGTCAGAAAGAATCTTAGGTAATCCCGGTCTAGTCATGCCACTGATATCTTCATCAAGATCGCGAGAGGGAATTAGAGATGAGATAGAGTCAATAACAAGAACGCATCCTTCATTCTCTTTTGCTGATACTAGTTTTCTAGCGATATCAAGAAATGTTTCTGCCGCCAGTGGTTGATCGCCAGATCTAATTACTTGTACAAGAGCGGGATCAATTCCCGGCACTTCAAAGTTCATTTCTTTTAGGCGACCCTCAACGTCAAGATAAATAATCTTTCGACCAAGAGCTTGACAATTCGCAATAATTTGCATGGTTGTGGTAGTTTTTCCAGCTTTTGGTGGACCTGATAGAATCATCCAAGAACCTTCTTTGATACCACCTCCAAGAGCTAGGTCTATAGCTGGGCTAATTGATATCGTCTTATAACTTCTTTTCTGCTCAAGAATCTTGTCGCCCGTAGTAACGTAATCCCCATATTTTTTAACAAACTCTTTATCAACTGCCGTTGTCATTCTCTATCTCCTTTAATCTACTAATCAATGTTTTATTTCCGAAAGATTGTCTTGATTTAAATTCTGCTGGCTGAATGCTTATTACTTCTATCGTATCATGTTTTGGCGCGTTGTCAAGAGCAAATTTAATCTTTTCAATATCTTTTTTGACATTTCTAGCACCTAAAGAAATAGTCTTAAATCCGCTTTTGGATTTAATAAACTTTACAACTGCTTCATCACCATATTCTTTTATTAGCTTATTAGCCAATGCTACCTGTCTAATATAGATTTTCTTCCACTTAGGCAAGTTCCAGAATTTGTATGGTAGTGTTCCAGCTTTTTCATGGGTTGCTAATTTTTGACATACAATTTCAGCAACATATTGTGCAGAAGTACAAAAATCCCCAGTGGATGGGGATTTGTATCTACTTAACGAAGTTTGGGTCTTTTTGTTTGACATTGACATCCTTCTTCGCATCTTTTTGTTTTTTTATACATTAGTTTTTTATTTTCGTCAGTCAATATTCTTGTTTCTACATTTGTACCCATTTGACATTCCGGCCAATAATATCTATTGATATGTATTAAACCATCATCTTCTAATTTTCCAAATGTCATAAATGAATAGACTGTTTCTCCAGAGTCATCAATATTTTTAGATGTTCCTCTTATTAAAAGGATTCCATCTAATCCATCGGGATCTGAGAATATAATCTTTGGAGCTTGAAAAGGAATAATGGCATAGACTTCCACAATATCTATGTTATTATTATTACAGTAGTTCCTTAATCTAGTCCAAGGATCTTTTTGGTCTGGCAAATCAAAATCAGACCATGCTTCAGACCCATCACTTAAAACACACTTCCATAATACTTGCTGATTTAATAATAAGTTTCTAATATGTTCATTATAGCTTCTACAAATCATTAGTCTTCTCTGATTTTATGAATACAGTTTCCCAGTCTTGGTGGTAGATTTCCTGTTGTTTTTGATCTTCGATCTTTAGCCGTTTCATCAGCTCTAGTAGATGCCTGTTCTGTCATTGTTGTAACGCCATATTCTTTTTTTCGTGCAAACAATTCTCTAACTTCAGGATATCCAATTGGGCTTTGTTCATTTTTCTGAGCTAGTTTTGGTTCAGAAATATTAACTTTTTTATTTTCATTGCCCATTTTAATTTCTGTGGTAACATCTTTTTTGGGTACTGCTTTTTTCTTTGCCATGATTAATATCCTTTATTTGTAAATTCTCTTTGTGCGTATGTTAGAAATAAAGATCTGCGAGTTTTCAAATATTGAACATATTGTGAATACACCGCTTGATCTACTTTTTTAAATTGAAAATTATAAGAGTTCAATTTATTCATGTCCATCCCATAAGGATCAAACAACATTCCTCTCCCGTGTTTGATATAATAATTGATAGTTACTCTATCATCTTCACGATTATGAATTTTTGTAATTTTGGCTACTGCGTTTTTTTCCTCAGACAAATTACCAGTTTTATCAACATATTGATTAATTAATTCATCTGTTTCTGGCAATAGCAATCCATTAAGATTTTCATTTTCATTCCTTGCCACTGTTTTCTCCTAGAGCTTCTAAAAGTTTTTTTACTTTTGATATACAATCTTGTTTATTGAAACCCATGACACTAATCTCTCCACGATTAGCCATTTGATTCCCTTTAAAATCTTCTACGCACTCAATAATTTCTGGATCTATACTTCCATCATCTAATACTCTATGAATAAAAATATTAAATCTTATAATCCCAGTGTGCGGACTTTTATCTGATTTATTTGGTACAATCATAATTTTCCTGTCTCAATATATTTTACTACTTTGTCTTTTGGCAAATTGGCAATCTTTCGAATCTCTTCTCTTTTTTCCTTCTTCTTGATACGTTCCAAGCTGCCATCCTGTGCCATTCTTTCCTGAAGACCGTATTTTCCAAGTTCCCTTGCGTTTTTTTCGGCAAGCTGGCCGATTGTCTTGATCTCCTTATTTATTATAACAGGAGGTTCATCCAAAACAACCGCCAGCCCCGGTTTTTCGCAAAATGGACAATCTTTTCTCAAGGGTTCTTTGATGCTATGAAAAGTTTCAAACTCTTCTTTGCATTCACTGCAAGCGTAATGATATGTCGGCATAAATTATTCCTCTATCAATCCCTCATATAAATCGGGATTATTATTTAAATTTTCTTCACTCATGTTTAGCATAAAAGTTCTGTAGCTATTTTTATATGCTACTCGTCTTCTATCTGTTAAATCTTCGCGAGACAATGTAAGTTCATAAAAATGAACATATTCTTCATTAATCTCTTTCGTCTCTGTTAATATCTCGCTCTTTTGTGTTTCACACAATGCTAAGTTACCACACAAGAAAGCTGCTACAAATACAGGCGCTAACCACTTTTTCATTTTAACCTCTCTAAAATACGGCCAATAATAGGATTACGAACAATGTCACTTGCGTCTAATTGAGCGGTTCCCACTCCTTGTAATCCAAATAATCTTTGTTGTACGTTTTCTAATCCACCTCTTAATGAATATGGAAGATCTGACTGATCTGCGTCACCATTAATTACAGCAGTCGAGTACATTCCAATTCTAGTTAAGAACATTTTTATCTGCTCATATGTTGCATTTTGCGCTTCATCAAGAATCATAAATGAATGGTGAAAGTTCCTTCCTCTCATATACTCAAGTGGACACATCTCTATTATACCAATAGCTCTATATTTCTGCAAGAGCATTTTGCCTAGATATTGCTCCATCTCTTCTAAAACTGGTACTAAATAAGGATGAATCTTCTCATCTTTATCACCCGGAAGAAACCCTAAACCCCTACCATTCTCAACTGTTGGACGAGTAATAATGATCTTTTCGATTTTATTCTCTAACAGCCAGCTACAGGCCAAACCCACTGCTACTGATGATTTACCTGAACCCGCAGGTCCGGTACAAATCGTCACATCATTCTCAACCATAGATATAATATAATTCTCTTGATTAATGCTTTTTGGTTTGAGAATTTTACGATGTGGATTACTTACAGCTACATTTGTTGCCTTTTTTGCTTCTTTTCTAGCTCTTGATCTTGACATATTTTAGCCTTCATGATACAGTGAAGTAGTTATTATTATTTTTATAGGTGTACTTGTATATGGAATAATTACTTTGTCCAGCATCACCTCCACTTCTATCTACATTGGTCAAGAAGCAATGATCTCCAAGACTTATTGCTGGTGGACCACCTATTGATATAGTTTCATATTTATCTTCGACTTTATCATCTATTAATCGACCGAGACTTGTACTTGTGTATGTGCTATTTGATTGGCTATATCCTCTATCTAATACTTCATATGTACAACTAACGTCAATTGGAAAAGCTATGTATTTTCCACGAATCGTATAAAATCCACCGTATGTTGGCACAGTTCCATAGTTTATATTGATACTGGCTTCAACACTTAAAAGAGCGTGACCATTTGTTATTAGTCCTGCAACATCAGAAGGCTCACCTCCTAATGAATAGTGCTGTCTTCTTCCGACATCGCCTTGGTCTGTTGAACCACTAAAGTCTGAAGAACTTCCCGTGGATTCTACGACATGGCCCTCATAAGTCACCTGTTCTGTAAAATTTCCCTGATTAGAAAAATTAAATGATGCGGATTTTAATACAAAGTCTTTAAATAATAATCCACCACCGCTAACGATATCTATTTGTACGTCCTTAGCTTCTGGATCATTATATATTTTATTCGCTAAATTAAATCCACTTAATAATGCATTTCCTCCAGAGGATGTTAAAAAGTTACTTACACTAATTGTATATGTTGGTTTTTTATAATAATTATATACATTAGTCGGTAAACCCTTTTGAAAAGTCGGATTAACATCCATAGAGCGAGTCACGGTGACGGTTTGCGCCCCCATGACTTGACTCCCTACGGAAACTCTATGTACAAAATATCTAACGATATCTATTGACATTAAACTATCTCACATGCTCCACCAGTACATGCCATTGCTTGTTCTAGTTGGGTATCATCATATTCTTCGATTACTTGTGTGTAATCTACATCTTTATACTCACGCTTTAGTTCAGTCCAAAGTTTGAAGTTATAAATGTCCTTCATGCAATAGGTAAACTTTTTAATATCGCCATCAAAATACTTGTTGGCAAATTTTCCACATCTTAGAACCCACTCTTCTTTAGCTTTGCCTTTAATCGGAGCGCCAAATCCAAGTAAGCTATCGCAAGCTGCCCAAAGGTTGTCTTCAAATAAAGTTAAGGCCACTTCGATCAAACCGCTTGCAAACATAACTCCATCTCCATAATGTGCAATCATCTCACTAGGTAAATACACAGTAGTGAACGGAGCTTGTGGATAATCCTTATCGCCTGTTACTGGCAAAAGGGAAATACCACAGAAAAATTCACGATTGTTATATATAAACTTCTCAACTTCTTCCCATTCATTAGGCTTGACATTGATAGTGTTACTCACATTGTGATTAAGCCAAGGTTTAGTACAAAGCTCTTTATTGGTCCCCGGCAATACCCAATTTTGTTGAGTTGACTTTACCGTCTTAAGAAGTTCAATAGCGGTGATTTGATTTTTAGTCTTGCTACCGTCAGGAACTTCAATACAGAAAGCAATTACATCATCGGTCCTATTGGCCGACCAAACAGATTCTTCGCACGCCCTTGGGTTGATATTATTGAAATGCTGGTAGATCGCCTCCATCTTATTCGCCTGAACGCGACGAATATAGCGTTTAGCATGATGAGGGTGAATACCACTAGCAGTCCCAAGAATACAGGAAGCAGTTCCTTCAGGCTTAACGCAAGTAACTCTAGCGGCTTGATTAATACCAATTGCAGCAGCGACCATTTTGTTTGTTGTTTTGGCAAGTTCTGCTGCCTTTCTTTGAATTTCTGCATTTAAACAAATTTCAGGCTTTTCAAACCAACCTGTTCCTGATACACCAAGTAGTGCTTCTCTGGCAAAGATCTTCTCACTAGTTTTTCCAAGGTAAGGAAAACTATTAAAACCAGCTTGTAAAGTTCCAATAATAGTCACAGCACGAACTGCGTCATAGAAGTCTTCTTCGTTAGTTACTTTAGCACAATTAACAGTTGAAAGATTACATCCCTGCCATCCGCTTTCGCCAGTTTCTATATCAACTGGATACATGCCAATCTCAACGCATGGATTAACAATAAAATCTTCGTCGTCAGCCCATACAAATCCCGGCTCGCCAAACTCTTTCACCGACTTCATCAATTCAGCAAATTGCTCAGGAGTTGTTTTGTCTCTAATTAGCAAAGCTGAATTATTAGAACGTCCACGTTGGGGATTATCAATAAACCAATTACCAGTTTTAGCAGTTGCCATTTCCTTATCATCTGGTGAAAATAAGCAAATAGTAGCGCTTCTACGTACTCCGCCACTGATAACAGCATCGGCAAAGTGCATAACTATGTCATATACTTCGATTGATTTCAATCTGCCATCACCGCGAAGCATGGCTTTATCAAGAATATCTTTAATCTTTTCAAGTGCTTTTTTTAGTGGTTCTGGACCCGGAGCTTTACCACCACCTGAAATTCTTGTACCTTTGGCTCTGATCTTATCAAAAACAAATTGAATATCTTTGCCTTTATAATCTGGAAATTCAGTTTCAGCATCAAAATAAGATGAGATTAAAATACCTACAGCATCGCTCCACCCTTCAATATCGTCAGGAATTGTATATTTTACTTTTCCAGACTTGCTAGTTAAAAGATTGGGCAACTTGTTGATATGCTTTGTTTGTACTGAAAATCCTACACCGCAACCACAAAGAAGCATATACATGCATTCTTGAAAGAATCTAGGACGATCTGCAAATGATACAGTGCAATTAAACATGCGTGCATTGTGTTTGAAGATAGGATCTCCGCCAAACTGCAAAGCTCTTTGCGACCCCAATCCCTTTTTCTTGAGCATCATATCATATGCCCAATCAATCATTTTATGAACATCTTCATTTTTATCTGCATATTGCTTATGCATCATCGAACGAACACGATCAACGCTTTCTTTATACGTTTCGCGTCTTTTCTTTTCGGGAATGTATCTTGCGTACTTACCTGTAAATGTATAGTCTTGCAGTGCTTTAATTGACATTAATTAACCTCTTTTTAATTTACGACCTAAGTTTTTAAATAAATCTTGGTCAAATTTTATTTCTTTAATTTTTAATCCATTTTCAATTAGAAAATTAATAACAGCGATATCTCCTTCGTTCATGGAATATATAATACCTTCTTTATCTATTATTAATTCTCTTATATTATTTTGCCATAGCAATTTAGAGCATGTAGAACATGGGTATGCAGTTACATAAGCTCTTAGATTATCATCTTTAACAATCATGTTACTAATTGCATTTTGTTCCGCATGAAGAATAAATGGGTATTTTCCCGGTCTTATCCTTGGTAAATTATCATCCTTAGTAGATGCGGGAAATCCATTATATCCTACGCTAACAATATGATTTTTATTATTAACAATGACACAGCCCACTTGCGTCTGTTCATCATGTGAACGAACAGATGCTAAATGGGCCATTGACATAAAATATTGATCCCAGTCTGGTCTCATAGTTGGTATTCTTTGTGTACCCAAGAAAATTTTGATTCTGTGTTATAAGGCCCATATGCTACTAGTTTATTATAGCCTTCCCGTTCCTCAAAGTAACCAAAAAATCCATTTGGATTACGCGAATTTTCTGTATTCGGGATTTCCACTTTAATTGCTTGTTGGTTCAATTTTTCCATATTAATCTTCATAATTAAATCCTCTATATTATCCGATATTGTACAGTTTGAGAACTTCTTCCCTCGTAATTTTTCCACAATACTCAATAATTTCGCTTTCAGGATCTTCATCTTGAAATGAGACAAAATAAAATTCATCAATCTTTTCCTTAAATAAGTCGTGCAATGCTTGTGTACTATAATCACTTTTTCGAAATAAATCCGCAAGATTATTAGATAAGGAGAAGGCCAAGTAACCTTCTCTTTCATCCAGTAATTGAATACTAAGACAGTGATATTCAACCTTATTTTGTTTGAATTTAAACATCAAGAGATTGCAATCGTAATGATCAATTACCTCTATGATTTTGATTTTACCAATATTAAGACTCATTCTGATTACCTTCTAAGACAACTGTTACTTTATTTACCCTGATTTCGATGTACGTCTTTCCATCCACCGTCTTCACATTTATATTATCCAGCACAGCCTTCACTTTGTCAAGATCTGTTTGCGAAAAATTAAACTGATGAAGAAGAATTTCCATTAATTTATCGTTTAAGGCCATTTGAAACTCCTGCTACTGCTGCTAATCCATTCGGCATTGGAATAATTTTTTTAGTCTCTTCTAGAATTTCATTACGTTCTACATTAATTTTCATAATCTGATTTAATTTATCAGTATGATCATTTAATATTGTTGTGTGAACATTAAAATTAGTTACAAGAATTTCATTTTGCTTTTCTAAAATTTCGGCAGTCCTACCTGAAGTATCTTTTAATTGTGTAACTAATTCGAAATGAGCATCTATAATAGGTTCCAATTTTCTAAAAAATTTCTGGAATACTTTGTAAAATGCAGCCCCAGCAATTATCCATAGCGCAATCGGAAATCCAGTTTTGTTAATAAAATCACCAAGCGCTGGTAACATTTCATGCCATGCCATTATATCAATACCTCCATAAAAAAGGGGCCGGGTATTGTCCCGACCCCCTCTAAACTTTAATACAAAAATTACATACCTGTGATTGGTTTATAGTAATACTTGTTGGAACTTGTTGATGGTTTATAATCAATAAAGTTGGTCAAGATATACAATTCACCCGGATATGCTCTACTTGGTAGAGATGTTGATGTTCCAAAGTCAGTACCAGCAGTACCAGATGGACTGGTGATCCACGGTGTTCTGGCTTTGATCTTACCATTAAATCCAGTACCAGTTGTGCTATAGCCAGTACGGCTAAACTGAGTGGTACGAATTAAACTGGTTGTGTTGACATAGTTATCTCTTACAAAGTAAGCGATAGAAGCAACAGAACCAACATTACCCATAAATTGCAGGAATGTCTTGGAAACGCCAGCAAGAGTTGTTGTAACACGGGTTAGAACCCATGTATTGTTCTTAGCTGCGTTATATGCAAATGTACCACCAGATAGAATCTTAGCGGTATTGTATGTTCTACTACCAGTAAGTGCTTTTGGCAGAGTTGTGATAGTAAGATCACTTGCATTAATATCTTTGTATTGAATTGCTTTTGTGATGATAGTAGTCGCAGTAGACAGACCTAGTATAGTACCACCCTGTCTTTGAGCTGTGAAAGTACTACCAGCAGTATTGTATAGATATGGGTTAATACCCGATGTTTGAACTGGAACCATAGCTTTAGCCTCATTCTTATAATATATTTAACACTTTTTCCTTTTGTCCTATACTAATAGTTCCTTTTCCTCAATTAGTTATACACAATTTCGCGACACAATTCAATCGCTTTCTTGAGTTTTTTTCTCGCCGCTTCTTTTCCATACCCGTTTGCTTGTCCAATTTCTTTATTTGTCATGCCATAATAAAATTTTTGAATTATAATATTATATAGTTCATAATTTAAATCTTTTATTGAATCTAAAATATCCCTGACTTCCTCTTTTTCTTTCTGAGAGATTGCAACAGTATGTAGATTATCAATTAAAGTGACATTTTTGAATTCTCTTGCTTTTTTATTATAGATTCTTCTGGTGTTATTTTGAATACTTCTATAAAGATATGATGAAAACTTAACATTTTTTTTATCATTAAATTTTTGAATACAAGTCCATAATGTATTCATCATAACGGATTTCATCTCATCCTTTGAACATATCCCCTTAAGATTTTCATAGCAAACTTTATTCATAATTTTTCGATTGTAATCATTATCATATGCTTCATCAAATTTTTTATCACTTACAGATTGCATTTTCAATTTCCTTCCGGACACTTGTGAAATTAAATAGTTTTCCTACACCGACACAGAACGTATATCTACTCATAATTCTCAGTGCTTCAACGCCATTGATTACTTTCATCCTATCTGAAACTTTATGCGTTAAGTCAAAGTTCGTATATCCCATCCAACATTGCCATCTATCAGATGGTTTTAAGATAGAATCTGATGGAACTACCCCAAAAGGAGTGTGTATTACTTGGGATTGCATTTCTAATATAGGAGATAATCCTGCATTCATTGCGGACAATATTTGTTCATTCTCTTCTTCTACTTCTTCATTCATGATAAAATTATCAAGCGTACTTCCTTCAATCAATTCTATTTCTTTCTCATTCCAGTTTTCCCACATGATTTTTTTCATTAGTTTAGCTCCACGTTAATAGGGTCTACAACTAAATCTTTTGATTTATTTAATTCTTTGTAGGCTTTGCTAAATATAGTAAAGTTTTTTGTATCACCCTGCTCTTTTGATTGTTCTTTTAATTGCTCTATAATCATTTTATCGAATGAACCACTATTTACTTTATTTAAAAGTAATGCAAATTTCTTTATATCTTCTGGAGTTTCGCCCCATGAGGCTTGAAATGCGATATTGCCATCTTCGTCCAAACAAAAGATAACAAAAGAGGATGGTGAAAAGTCATTTGAAGAATTGAGGACTTCTTGCTGAGATGATTTCGACATAGTATGTATCCATAATAGAACTCATGAAATTTGTTATATTGATTAGTTTCCCATTGCCACTAAGACAATCGGAAATATATGGCATTCTGCATACATATGTTATCTCCACTCCATCAGTTATTTTTTGACAAGCTGCTAATTCTTTATTGACCCATTCGTAATCTATATTTATGTAATTCTTATATATTTCTTGTAGAAAATCTTTTATATTGCTATCGAATGGACCTAATCTTTTTTTTATAATATTGCCATCATTATCTAGTAAAACTTTGTAATAATTCTCATTTGTTTGTGGATAAGACATATCTGCGAAAATTGGTATTAAACTTATATAGACATCCATAATTTTTCCTCGTTGGTTAGGTGGACAGTTTATTATACCATCCACCCTCAATTTTATCAAGAGTTAATTCAATAAAACCCAAGCAATTCCTCTCATTTTTTCTGAAAGTTTCGCAAAGTCTTCTTTTGTAATTATTGATTCATTTTCACCCAAAGTAGATAAAATCACTTTATAAAGTTTATCGCCAAGACCAGAATATTTCTTAGCAATTCTGCCTTCGAAATACATTTTGCCAGCATCATAATAATAATTCTCAAAATTTAATGTGGTAACATTTTCATATGTTGCTATTCTTTTACCCATTTCATTATTGAAAATGGCTATAAGCTCTCTATCAAAAACTTCATCTGGCCCAGATACAATATTTTTAATGTCTTTCACCTCTTGATAAACAGCATCACTAGGTTTAGATAATGTCAATAATTGTGCATATTCATTATTTGTTTTTTGAACATGTAGCAAGCGATCAATTGGTAGATCATTATAGAAGAACCCGACCGCTAGAAGAGCAATGCCCAATAGCAGTTTAAGATTTTTCATTTGATACCGATTCCTTTTCTTGTGGCTTGATTAGTGTTGGGAA